AGTGAGGGTAGAGACTTCTTGTACTCTAAGGTTGTTGACAAGTATGATTACATCCTATACACTGATGAGGATACAGTCATCAAACATTTGGATGGTAGGAATCCACACGATGAATTGATTTCTTTCTTGACTGAGTGGAATCCACTTGCTCTCAATGTTCAGACTACAAATATTTGGACTCATGATGAGAGAATTATCAAGAAGATTATGTCAGGTGTTCCTTGTATTGTAAGGAAGCATGATGCCTGCAATTCAATTCTGAGAAATGACATTGCAAGATTGGTTCATCCTATTGAGTTTCATGGTTCTGATGCTGTGACTCACTACCAACAGTTTCTTTGTCATACACTCAGGAAGGAGTACTATTTGTCTCCTCCTAATTTGATTGCTCTCAATATGATTGAAGAGCAGCACTATCATGTAGATGATAGGGAGCGAGCATGGCAAACAGTTATGCTTAATAACTTTAGAGATAAACTTGTAGACCCAGAACCTTGGGTAGAATTTACAAAAAATCCAAAAGTTACCACTGATGAATTAGCATCTCTTGTCCCAAGAAAAGATGCTCCTATTGTCACCAAAGAAGAGTTCAACACATTATTCAAATAATTATGCCAATCACTAAAATCAACAGAGAAGTTCAGAAACTGAAAAACATTACAGGTTCATCAGAGAAAACTGGATGGGTGAAAGAAAATGTTGCTCACCTGCTGTCTGGTTTTGTACGCTATGCTGATGTCAATTTAGTTGTTAACATTGGTCATCTTTGGGGGAAGAGTGCTCTAGTCTTCTGTGATGCAATGTTTAATAACAGAGACTTTGAGGACAACTGGGATCCTGGTGATGATCCATTCTCTGCTCACTCCAGAAGAAACACTAATGACAGTGATATTAGAGAGGTGCATTCTGTTGATCCTTTGATTCAACCATTGGGTCATAGACCTTTACATGCCTATCCTGAGGGAACTGATTTTATTAAGAAGTGCTATCCTGGTTTCACATTTCATAATGAGAAGAGTGATCTATTCTTCCTAACCTTTGACTTCTCTCCCTATAAACGTAAGTTGATTTTTATTGATGGTGATCATACTTATGAAGGTGCTTTAAGGGATTGTCAAAATGCTATCAGAAATAATTTTGATTTCATCATTATTGATGATACTTCTTATATCCCTCACATTGAGAAGGCAGCAAAAGATTCACTTGTTAAGTCCTATGACTTCCTGAGTCTTCCATACTGGAATGGTCTTAATATTATGGTAAAGAAATGAGCAGTATATACAATATGAAAAAGTTTATTGTTACTACAACTATCAATAGTCCTACTGAAGCAACCAGAAGGTTTGCTGAAATGGGTGACTGGACACTTGTTGTTGTTGGTGATACTAAAACACCACATCTAGAGTATCAAACTCTTGATTGTGTATATCTATCACCAGATATGCAAGATCATATTGCTCCTGAGTTGTCAAAAACTATTGGTTGGAAAAGCATTCAAAGAAGAAATCTTGGATTTATTTTTGCATACCAACAAGGGGCAGATGTAATTGCTACTGTTGATGATGATAACATCCCTTATGATAATTGGGGTCAAGATCTCTATGTAAATAATGAGATTGTCTGTGATATGTGGGAACCTGAAGAGGATGTATTTGATCCTTTATCAGTCACCAATACACCAGACATTTGGCATAGAGGATATCCTATTGAACTCCTTCAAAAACGTCATAGAGTAGAGTATAAAGGCAAGAAGAAACGTAAGGTACTTGTACAAGCAGACCTGTGGGATGGTGATCCTGACATTGATGCAATGGCAAGACTGACAATGAAACCTATTGTCAAGTATGATGTGACTGAACCTTATTGCTCTAATAAGATCTCACCATTCAACAGTCAGAATACTTTTCTTTCAAGAGAAGTTATTCCTTATTACACTGTGTTACCACATGTAGGTAGAATGGATGACATCTGGGGTGGTTATGTGATGCAACACTTCTTCCCTAATTCTGTAATCTATAATAGAGCATCTGTATATCAGGACAGAAATGTACAAGACCTTGTGACTAACCTTGAGAAGGAAGTTATTGGTTACAGGTACACTCATAAGTTACTTCAAAATCTTGATAAATTCAAATCATTTTTTCCTGATGAGACATATCATTTTTATGAAGAATATAGAAAAAAATTCCAATGAAAATACAACCTTGGACTGAAGTGTTTGTAAATGGCACATTTGATATTTTACATCCTGGTCACTTAGAACTTCTAAAGTTTGCTAAAAGTAAGGGTGAGTGGTTGACTATAGGTATTGACTCAGATGATAGAGTCAAAAAACTCAAAGGAGAGTCAAGACCAGTCAATGATGAACACACTAGAAAAACCATGTTACTAGCTCTCAGTGTTGTGGATGATGTATTCATCTTCAATTCTGATGAGCAATTGTGTGACTTGATTAAACACATCAACCCTGATACAATGATTGTAGGTTCAGACTATAAAGACAAACCAGTTATTGGTAGTCAGTATGCTAAACAATTGATGTTCTTTGAGAAAATTAATGGATACTCAACAACTAAAATCATTAAAAATATTACTAATAGGTGAATCTTGTATAGATGAATACCACTATGGGCAGTGCAACAGGTTAAGTCCTGAGGCACCTGTCCCTGTGCTTGATCACGTTTATAGTAAATCCTGTCCTGGCATGGCAGCAAATGTTCTACAGAACTTAGAATCATTTGGAGTGCAAGTAGATGTTATTAGCAATGATCCAAGTGAACTTATTAAGGAAAGGTACATTGATGCTAGATCAAAGCACCAATTACTTAGAGTTGATATAGGAAAGAAAGTAGAACCTATTAATACTACAAACTTATACTTGTCAGATCTGACGATATATGATGCAATTATATTCTCAGACTATGAGAAAGGTCTGATACCATATGATATTGCAAAAGACATCTGTGCAACTTCTTCTTGTCCTATTTTTGTGGATACAAAGAAGGTTGATCTGACTTGTTTCCCTAAGTGTTTCATTAAGATTAATGAGTTTGAGGAAATGGAATCTCATGCTTTCAGTTCTGAATCAGAAATGATTGTAACTAAGGGTAAGCATGGAGCATCTTGGAACAATATAAATTTTTCTGCACCTTCTGTTGATGTATATGATGTGTCAGGTGCTGGTGATGTATTTCTAGCAACCTTTGCTGTATCTTTTACATGTGGTGATCCTATTGAAACATCAATTGAAAGGGCTGTGAAGATGGCATCTAGGTCTGTACAACACTTTGGAACATATAAAATTACTGAGGAAGATATAGATGAGATATGTAGTTGATATTGATGGTACTATTTGTGTGCCAGGTAAAACAGATGAAGTAAGATATACTGAGGCATTGCCAATTCAGGATAGAATTGATAAAATAAATAAGTTGTATGATGAGGGGCACACCATTGTGTATCTCACTGCTAGAGGTATGGGTAGGTTCAATAATATTGCTGACCTAGCTACAAAAGAATTCTATGAATTTACAGAGATACAATTAAGTTTGTGGGGATGTAAGTATCATCAATTATTCTTAGGCAAACCCTCTGGTGACTTCTATATTGACGACAAAGGGGTACACTCTGATGACTTCTTCAAGACCTAGAGCAGGTAATCCTGTCAAATTTGTGCCTAAAGGGTGGGGATTTGAAAAGTGGATTGTCAACTGCGAAGATTACTGTGGTAAGATCTTGTTTATTACCAAGGGCAAGCAATGTTCTTGGCATCATCATAACCAAAAGGATGAAGTATTCTATGTCCAAAGTGGCAAGATTAGAATCTTATATGGATGGGAAGATGAATTAGACTTAGCATCTGTTGCTGTCTTAGAACGTGGAGATAAGTTCCATGTACCTACAGGAATGCGCCATAGAATGTATGCACTTGAGGATACTGAGTTATTTGAATTCAGTACAGAACATTTTGACGAAGACAGTATTAGAATTGAAAAAGGAGACTGAATGAAAATTACAGTATTAGGATCAAGGGGGCAGATTGGTGCTTACCTTACTGACTATTTGCGTGGCAAAGGACATTACGTCTACGAATTTGATAAAAATCACAATCCTCATGAAGACCTTACACTCATCCCTAACCCTTTATTGGAAGAACGTATTGCTGATTCTGATTTTGTGTTCTTTCTCGCGTTTGATGTTGGAGGTTCAAGATACCTCAAGAAGTATCAACACACCTTCAACTTCGTTGACAACAACACAAGATTGATGGCCAATGTATTTGGTTTGTTAGAGAAGTATAATAAGAGATTTGTTTTTGCTTCATCTCAGATGAGCAATATGAGTCACTCTCCTTATGGAACACTCAAGAGAGTTGGTGAACTTTATACTCAGACACTGAAAGGTCTCACTGTAAAGTTCTGGAATGTCTATGGTATTGAGAAAGACATGGCAAAGGCACATGTTATCACTGACTTCATCAAAAAAGGATTTGAATATGGTGACTTTGATATGTTGACTGATGGTACAGAGGAGCGTCAGTTCCTGTATGCTGAAGATTGTTGTGAGGCACTGGAAACAGTGATGGATTGTTATACACAATTCAAACCAGAAGACCCACTACATATCACCTCTTTCAATCAATCTAGCATTAAAGAAGTTGCCCATATTATTCAAGGACAGTTTAATATGATTGACAGACCTATCAATATTAATCCAGGTTCTGCCAAGGATAGTGTTCAGTTAGATAAAAGAAATGAGGCAGACACATACATCACAGGATGGTGGTTGCCAAAGACCAATCTTCAAGATGGTATTGCAAAAGTATTCAATGAAATGAAAAAACATTATGACGATCTCGTATAATAGACTTGGTTCTAATGGAAGACATGGGAACCAGATGTTTCAGTATGCTGGTTTCAGAGGCATTGCTGCCAATAGAGGATTTGATTGGGTAATTCCACCTGAGGATTGTCCATCAACCTGCAACTATAGTCTTTTTGAATGCTTTAAAATGGAAAGTGTTCAAGAAGATAATTTTGGGTATGGTAAGGGTAGGACTATTGATAAAGGCATCTTTCATTTTGATGAAGATCTTTATAACAATTGCCCTGATGAAGTAAATATTAATTACTATCTTCAATCAGAAAAATATTTTAAAAATATTGAAGATGATATTAGAAAAGACTACACCTTCAAGGATCAAATTACTGAGTCCTGTAAGGAGATTATGAATGATGTTGGAGATGCTATCTTCATTCACGTGAGACGTGGTGATTATGTTGCAACACCAGATTATCATCCTTGCCAACCTGTCTCATACTATGAGAAAGCATTAGAAAAATTTGATAAAGATATTCCTGTCCTTATTTTTTCTGATGATCTAGATTGGGTAAGACAGCAAGAACTGTTTAAACCAGATAGATTCTTACTATCTGAAAATCATATCAAGTATCCTAATAATGTGAGACTTGGTGATGGTAGTGTGCAGCAATCACTCATTCCTTATTGGGATATGTGCTTGATGTCTATGTGTAAGGGTGCTATAATTGCAAATAGTAGTATGAGTTGGTGGGGTGCCTGGCTGCAGAATAGTGCAGGAAAAGTAGTTGCACCTAAGATGTGGTTTGGACCAGCATACTCACACTACATAATGACAGATTTATTGCCTGATCACTGGGAGAAGATTTGATGCTTACATTTAATAAACTTGGGAAGTCTGGAAGACTTGGTAACCAGATGTTTCAATATGCTGCCCTGAGAGGTATTGCTGCCAATAGAGGATTTGATTGGGCAGTACCACCTCCAGGGACTTCTGGCGTTGATGAGTTTGGTTGTGAGAACAACTACTGCATGTTTGAAACATTCAAGATGACCAGTGCTACACCAGAGCATCATGGATTCAATGACAGTGGAAGATGGGCAGTATGGAAAGAGTTTCATTTTAATCAGGAGTTGTTTAATCAGTGTCCTGATGATGTAAATCTTGATGGTTACTTTCAGACTGAGAAATACTTTGAGAACATCAGAGATGAAATCAGAAAGGACTTTCAGTTTCATAATTCCATCTATGAACCATGTAAGGACATGATGGATAGTATTGATAGTGATAGAAAAATCTTCTTACATATTCGTAGAGGTGATCCTAAATTGCCATGGGCATATGTGAATCTTGAGAATGCACATCCAGTGCAGACCTGGGATTACTATGAGAAAGCATTAAAGAAATTTCCAAAGGATATTCCTGTTGTTGTATTCTCTGATGTTATTGAATGGTGCGCAGAACAAGAATTCTTTAAACCAGATAGGTTTATCTTATCAGAAACTACAGCAGAACTGGCTGATGGTCAGAGAGAACCATGGACTGATCTATGCCTGATGTCTTTATGTACTGATGCAATTATTGCCAATAGTTCTTTCTCTTGGTGGGGTGCATGGTTGATTGATGATCCAGAAAAGACTGTAGTAGCACCTAAGAAATGGTTTGGTCCACAGTTTGATCACTATCATATGGATGACTTGCTACCTAAGGGATGGATTTCATTATGAATGATCTTACTTATATTCTCCCTACACGTATTGAGTCAGAAGATAGACTAAAAAATATTATCACATCAGTCACATATCTTCTTGCCAACTTCCCTACATCCAAAGTAATTGTAAAGGAGGTAAGTGAGAGAGCAACATTTAAGTTCAGGGCAATCCCTGAAATTAAAAAGTTTATTGGTACTAAAAACCTTGAATACATATTTGAGGAGAGTAATGATCCACTCTTTCACAAGACTAGAATTCTGAATGATCTTATTCTTGAGGCAGACACTGAGTTTATTTGTAGTCATGATGTAGATTGCATCTATCCTCATACTAGTCATAAGACTGCCTATGATATGTTGAAAACAAATCAGGCAGATGTTGTTTATCCCTATGGATGTGGTGTTTATCAATATCAGGTAGACTACCCTATGGAAGTTTTCCAACAGTTCATGGAAAGTAGATTTGATATGGATATCATTCAACCTAAATGTAGAACAGAATCCTCTACTATTGGTTGGACACAGTTCTATAACAAACAAAAATGTATCCAAGGTGGTATGTGGAATGAGAACTTCCTCTCATGGGGTGCAGAAGATTGTGAGTTTTACTTTAGGTTTAACATCCTAGGATTTAGAGTAGCAAGAGTGAATGATTGGATCTGGCATTTTGAACACTCAAGAAGTCATAACTCTCATTACCATAATCCAAAGTTTCAGGACAATCATAACCTGTGGCAGTGGATGAAGAATCAAAATAAACAAACAATCATTGACTATATGAATCAACAAGAGTATGTGAAGAGGAGATATCAAGATGCTAGCATTTAATCACCTAGGAACCTTGGGCAGATTGGGCAACCAGATGTTCCAATATGCCTCTCTAAGGGGTATTGCTGCAGCAAGAGGGTATGACTTTGGTATTCCTCCATCAGACTTCTCTGATGAATGGATGAACCATCAACTGTTTGAGGTGTTTGATCTTCCCTATCTACCTCAATCTAATATTAGATTTCTTGATAGTGGTTGTGCTCCTGTAGTACAAGAAAAACAATTCACATTTGATATAACACTCCTCCAACAGTGTCCTAATGAGGTATCACTGTGGGGGTTCTTTCAGTCAGAAAAATATTTCAAGCATATTGAAAAAAGTATTAAAGAAGACTTCACATTTAATGATGAGATTCTTAATCCTTGCAAAGAAATGATTGGTGATAACAAGTATCTGTCTCTACATATCAGGAGGACAGACTACTTGACAAACAGTGAGAACCATCATAACCTAGGTTTGGATTATTATGAGGAGGCACTAAGTCACTTCCCTGATTGGGATGTGGTTATCTTCTCTGATGATCCAGAGTGGTGTAAGAAACAAAAACTGTTTCAAGATGATAGGTTCCTCATTTCAGAATCAGGAGATAATAAAGTAGATCTGTGTCTTATGACTTTATGTAAGGCACATATTATTGCAAACTCATCCTTCTCCTGGTGGGGAGCCTGGTTGGCAGACAGTGAGAAAGTCATTGCTCCATCCATATGGTTTGGACCACTTAATGAACACAAAGACACATCAGACCTTATTCCTGAAAGATGGCACAGAATTTAAGAGATAAAAACAAGGCACTCCATAAACTTCAGGGTATGGGACCTATCTATTGCATCAACCTTGACGATCAACCTGAAAGGTGGCAGTATATGCAAGAGCAGTTTGATTACTGGGGCGTCACTGACGTTACCAGGATCTCTGGTTATGATGGTAGGGATGATGATCTTAGTGACATTATTAAGGGAACCTATCCTGAGATGATGACGTCTGGTGAGATTGGTTGTACTACTTCACACTTGAAGGCAATCAAGCACTGGTACGAGACATCTGACAGTCCTTATGCTATCATTATGGAAGATGACTGTGAGTTAGACCTTGCAAGATTCTGGAACTTTACATGGAAAGACTTCTATGCTAAAATTCCTTATGATTGGGATGTCTGCCAAGTGTCTATCATTAGCACTGGTGACATTCACATCAAAATCCACAAGAGGTTTGTCAATGACTTCTCAACTGCTTGCTATTTAATTACTAGGCACCATGCTGAAAAGTTAATTAGGTTGCATTGTAGAGGAGACAAGTACAAACTTGACAATGGTGTAAGACCCAGACCTGTTGCTGATGATCTTATCTACAACTCTGGCAATACTTATGCCATTCCCCTTTTGTTATACAAGATTGAACTAGGATCTAGTATTCATCCTGAACATATTGACATGTTCCACAAGAACAATTATAATGCACAGTTCAACTTCTGGACCAACCAAGGATCCCAGATGTCAGTTGATGAATTCATGGATTTTGACCCTTACCTAGGTAGGGTCAGTGCTCCCTCAGGTGGTAATAACCCACCAGAGGATTGACAACCTAAAAAATCTGTGGTATAAATACTTATCCATTTGTCTTTCAGTAATTAAAGTAACAAAAGGAAACAAACTGAACCTAAGTCGAGGTTCATTTCATCTGTGGGTAACCATTCCACAAGTAAAAAATTAGAGGTATCTAAAATGATTAAATCTGTATTCGCAGCTGCTGCTGCTCTGTCCCTGTCTGCTGGCGCTGCTGTTGCAGGTCCCTACGTTAATGTAGAAACCAATGCTGGTTGGGTTGGCGATGACTATTCTGGTGCAACCACTGACCTCCACGTAGGTTATGAAGGTGATCTGGGTGAGTCTGCTGGCTACTATGTCCAAGGTGGTCCTGCACTGGTCTCTGTTGATGGTGAAGAGCTTGATACCCAATTCTCTGGTAAAGCAGGGGTTGGCGTAGCAGTTGCAGAGAACCTTGGAGTATATGGTGAGGTTTCCTTCCTGACTGCAGAAGACGAAGATGACTTTGGTCTTGGTGGTAAGCTGGGTCTTAAGTACTCCTTCTGAGTTACTGACAATATGCTATAATACAGGGGACTTAGGTCCCCTTTTTTTATGCCATATAAACAAAGAATTCTTTCTTCCTTAACTAATCCAGTAGTTCATATAGTCCTTATAATAGGTGGACTGTTATTATTCGTGGGCCATGTGCATAATGAAGCACATAGAACTATGGAATTAGATGCTGATGCATATGTAAAAAAGTTTTGTAATAAACACGAATCTACTTGCAAATCTTATGTAAGTGGTTATTAATTTCAAAGGGGGCCTTGACAGGTTCCTTTTTTTTATATATAATATGTAAAGATTCATTACAATTTGTAAAATGACTGTAACAACTAATGATCGTGGGCAGCAAAATCTATTTGCAAAAGAGCCTAGGATGTACATCTCTCAAACTGATGCAGAACGTTATGGTTATGAATCGTATGCAGAGAGAGCAGAAAAACTGAATGGTCGCACAGCAATGTTGGGATTTGTTGCAGGCTTGCTTTCTTATGCAATTACTGGTAACCTGTTCTTTGGACTACTCTAATGGGATTTCTTGCAGTAGCAGTGCTTATGCTTGTACCTATTTGGGCTGCATCATCCATGACACCTAAGAGCACTAATGCCAGATCCAAATCAACTCTATGAAGACATGGAGAAACTGAATGCCCTCTATGAAGAACTCTGCTGGGCACATGATGATGAACTTGTATTCACTCATGAAAATGGCAGAGTCATTGTTTACAATAAAACTTTGGAACTGAATGGAAAACTCTCTTCTTGAAATTCTGACTTACTATGTGATTGGAGGTGCCCTTATTATTGGACCACCTGCAATCTTCCTGATCATTGCTATGATGGGAGCTATCCAAAATACGAAAGGTCGTATGGTTGGTTACAAAGATCACAAACAATATGGTGATAGTTCCATTTATGAGAACTCACCAACAGATCAAACTAAATTCTATCTTACACTTGGAGAAAACTCATGAACGAAAACGCAGAACGTATTAATGGTTGGGCAGCAATGATTGGTATTGTTGCAGCAATGGGTGCATATGCCACTACAGGACAAATCATTCCAGGCATTTTTTGATGTACGATTGGACACTGCTCAATACACTGGTGTTCATAATTACTCCCTTTTTTATTATGTTGGCATTAACATCTAATGATGACGATGAGGATGGACCACCTGATGGTGGGTTAATGACACCAGTATATCAAGGAACAGGGACTTAAAAAGTCCCTTTTTTAATAAATATTTTTAGTTGCTTGCATCTAATGCCAGAAGAAGTTAAGAAGCAGGAAGAGAAGAAAAAAAGTATCTTAGGGAGATTGAAGGAAGCAGCAGATGACAAAGAAGAACAACTTGCCATTCTGTCTACCTTTGTTCGCCTTGGCATTCTTGTATGGAGTGGAGGAATTCTTACTCTTGCATACATAAAACTACCTCCTGCTTTAGGTATCCCAGAACAAAAACTTGATCCTACTTTCATTGCATCAGTCTTTACAGGGGTCCTAGCTACCTTTGGTGTTCAAGCAGCTAAGAAGGCTGGAGAAGGTGGTGGTAATGGTGGTAACACTGGTATTACTAAGGAACAAATGGAGAGATTGATTGAAAAGGCAGCACAAACAGCACCTGGTCAGACAATCAGAATTGAACAAGCACCTGTAACTATTTCTACAGGAGAACCACCAGTAAAATCAGCAGTAGAACCAAAGTAAAATCATATCAGGAACCCATAACAAACTATAGACATTATATCAGTATCATGTATAACTAGAGTAGTTGATTTAAACTACAATGAAGTTATTTCGTTTGATGATTCTTGCTACTGTAACAGCAATGATTTTCTTCTTGCCTAAGATGGCTTATGCTGTAGATGTTACTATGGGTTCTAATGGTAACTTAATTTTTGATCCATCAGAAATTACAATTAATGCTGGTGAGACACTGCATTTTGTAAATGGAATGTTGCCACCACATAATATTATTGTAGAAGGTCGTGCAGATCTTTCTAGAGAATCATTGATGTTCTCACCAGGAGAATCACAAGATATATTGTTTGCAGATGCAGGCGATTATGAGTTCTTTTGTGGTCCTCATCAAGGTGCTGGCATGACAGGAACTATTCACGTAAATTAAATGACTTATACAATCAAACTAGAGATCCCTTCTGAGGGAACCACTACCACATTTGAATGTGAGAGTGATCAATACATTCTTGATGCAGCAGAAGAGCAGGGAATTGATTTACCTTACTCTTGTAGGGCAGGTGCTTGTTCTTCTTGTGCTGCTAAAGTATTGGAAGGCACATTAGATCAATCAGACCAGTCTTTCCTGGATGATGATCAGATAGAATCAGGGTTTGCACTTATTTGTGTATCATATCCAACATCTGATTGCACCATCAAAGGGGAGGCAGAAGAAGAGCTTTACTAAAATGCTTCTATTTGTCAGACATACAATGCAAAATCCCTTTGCTCTTGGTTTTTTATCTTATATACTAGTGTGTGTTCCAGTTGTTGGAATGTGGGCAGTGCATAAGTACAATTGGCAACACTGGGAACCTTTTGCTAAAAAATAAAAATGAAACCATTACTTTTATTTGCTTGCTTTTTACCTCTTGGTATTATTTGGATAGTTATGAAATTGGCTTTGTGGGTTTCAGCAGTCAATGAAGAACAAAGGTATGTTAGAACAGAATCCAGAAAATCACACGGACCATATGTGGAAAACCCATATGCAGACGTTGACGAGGATGAAGAGGAATTTACAGATCGCACAGATTATAGATGAAGCGATTAATGAGTATTATTCGCTTCATGGAAAACCTGTTCCCAATTGGAGATACATTAAGGATCAAGATTGGTGGTTAGAATATTTAAAATCATTGGGCATGAACCCTAGAAATCCATGAGTACTTTATTTGTTTTTTGTTTTATATTATTACTAACTGTGGGAATGGAACTAACCTGGCCAGTTAAGAAATGAATTTATTATTACGTCCTCTTGATAATGTAAATGATCCTGTGTGGTCAGTAATCATATGTGTGATACTGGCAGTTGCTGGGGCATTATTTGTAGTTGTATACATATTAAGAATAGCATTTGCAGAGTTAGAAGATGGGAGCAATGACACCACCAAGCAGGAAGAGCTGCTACAACTTCCGAGTGACGGAGATCAATCGTGTCCTTGATGGTGATACTATTGACGTCACCATTGATCTTGGGTTTGATCTATACAAGAAAGAAAGAGTTAGAGTTGCAGGCGTTGATACACCAGAGAAAAGAACAAGAAATTTAGAGGAGAAGGCTCTTGGAATTGAAGCAACTAACTGGCTCAAAGAAAAACTCGAAGGTACTTTGGCTGGTGACGATGAGTTGTCT